GACAGCTTCTACACGACGGGGCAGGGCAACCGATTCACTTCGGCAAGTCTCGGTATCACACAACTGGGGGTGGCCGAAGCGGCATTGATCGGCATGGCAGACGCGTACGGGGATCCGATCTACGCCATGCCGAAATACCTGATTGTGCCTCCGGCCCTCAAGTTTCTGGCCGACTCGATTTTCTCGTCGTCCGAAATGCGCAACCCGGCGGCAACGCAGGATCGGCCGACGGAGAATCCTTACCGCGGGCGGTTCATCGTGGTTTCGAGTCCCTACCTGCAATCGGCGGTGATCCCGGGCGCGCTGTCGACGACGTGGTATCTATCGGCGGATCCGGTGATGCTCCCGGCGTGGCAGGTGGCGTACCTCGACGGCGAGCGGGCGCCGACCATTCAAACGGCCGACGCGCTCTTTAACACGCTCGGTTTGCAAATGCGGTGCTATTTCGACTTCGGCGTGGCGCAACTCGATTACCGCGGTGCGATCAAGAACACGGCATAAGGGAGGGTCCAGCGATGGCAGGTGCACACGGGCATGCGCATGGGCACGGGGCGGACGTGGAGGCGGATCCGGCGGGATTTCACACGGGGCCTCCCATGCGCGATCCGAGGGGCGAGGATGTGGCGGCGAACCTGGGCCCGCCTCCGTTTCCTCCGGGCGCGCCGAGCCTGATGACAGTGCAACCGGCGCCGGTCGCGGTCTACGTCGGTGATGGCGACGTGATTGAATACTTTTCGGCGGGCGGTCAAAACGCGGGCGATGTGATCGTTTTGGGTACGTTCGTCGGTATCACGGTGCTGTTCTGCGCGGCGAACAGCTACGTCACGGTTAAGGTTCGGGGCAGGTTCGATATCGCCAAAACGGCGGCGGCGACCTGCAACCTGGGCGACAAAATCTATTACCACACGGCAACCAAAACGGTGGATACGACCAGCGCGAGCGGCATCAACGTGGGTTACGCGGCGCGGGCCGCGGTGTCGGGCGATACGGTCATCCGGTGCATTCTGGAACCGAATTTCGCGTAATGATCCATGAATATTCCGCTCTGGATCATGAATGAAGACTGGGGCTACACCGGCACGGGCGGGTTTACCGGCGCGTTGCCGGTGACGATTAACGGCGTGCGCAGCTGGGTTACGTCACCGTCGACCACGGCGGTACGCTGCGTTGCGGCCAATGGGCGCTCGTCGGCCAATTCCTGCCAATCCTCTGATGTCGCGGGCGCGCGGCAAAATGCCTATAACAGCGCGAATTCGGACAAGAACACGGTCAATCCGGGTGATCAAACAATCTGGATGTTTTTCCAGTTTGTTTCTAAGGTGTCCGGTTCCATCGCATCGATTAACGGGCGCATCACCTCGGCGCCGTATGTGACGTGCTATCACGCGGAATTCGCGATCAATACGGGTGTAACGCTGTTTCGGCGCGTTACCAATGTCGATTTCCAGCTTGGCGGCGGCGTGGGCACGGGCGCAACGTTCGGCGTGGGCATCCTCTATCTGGGGATTCTCACGTGTGTCGGCTCGCAAATTACGGTCGAAGTGCAGAGGCAGGATAACGGCCAGTGGTTAACCGCGGGCGGCGCGTGGACCGGGGCGGCAACTCCGAGCGCGCCGGTGTATGCCATCAATCAAACGGATGGCGGGATTACGGGTTTCGGCTATGGCGGGTTCGCAATTCAGCAAGCGGCGGCGGGTGATCTGATCGCGATTCCCGGTTTCTTCCTGGGCGCGGTGCAACCGGCGCTGTCGTTTCCGTATTCATCCTATTTGATGAATGCCTACAACCGATTTCCCAACGGGCTGCCGATTGCGTCGGCCACGTACACTGATCAAGGTTATCCGTGGCTCACGCAGAGCACGCTCACGACGGGCGCAATGCTCATTGATAATCGCACGGTGGGCGGCGCGCCGGTGGCGACGGTCTATTGCAGCAGTGCAAGCGGCGGCTGCTGGCTGTGTTCGGATGGGGTTCCGCCGGGACACGATATCCGGATTGAAGCTGATTTGGTGGTACTTAGTAATACCAATTCGCAAATCAATCTGGTGGCGCGGGCCGACCCTCATAAAGATGAGATGTATCTGGCGCGCTACAACTACAATACGGGCGTTCCGCAATTGCAGCTAGTTTCGCGCCAGAATGGGGCAACCATTCTCAATGTCAATGTGCCGTGTCCAACGCTCACGTTCGGTAATACCTATCATCTTGTCTTTACGGTGGTTTGCGTCGGTACGAATCTTCTCACATTGACAATTAGTGGGTCCGATATCGCAACCACGTCGGTTACGTCGTCCGATACGGGGATTCGGCACAATGGCTTCTGGGGCCTGCGGGCGGGTGCGGCGGCGGACACGTCGACAACGGGCAATCGTCTGTTCAATATTCAGGCGACCTACTCGCCGCGGGCGATTGAATTTGGGCGCACCATTCCGGCGGCTTACTTCGGCTTCCGGATTCCCGTGATGGTGCAGACAACCAATTACCTGCTACTGACCACGGAGGCGCGCATTGGGAGCGTGTCCGACTCGGCGAACCGCGATATCCTGCTCTGGCGGCTATGGCTGCGCAACCCGCATATCTTCGCGAACAATATGATCCTGATGAATGACGGCACGAATGCGGCGTCAATCATCAATTCATGGACGGGCGCGGCGTCCATCGTGCAGGATCTGAATTTACTTTATCGTCCGGGGGTCGGGTCGGGTCCCAACGGGGAAGTCGACGCGTTCTATGTGCGCTATCCCAACGGATTCAACGAATCAAACGCGGTGATCGGTCAAATCGGCAATACGGCAACGCTGTGGACGTTCACAAGCGCCGACGAGCTGTTCACGGCAACGGCGCCGGTCAACGTAACGACGCAAATCAAAGACGCGGCGTGGGCGGGCATGCTGCCCGGTCCGGATGCGCTGGGGTTGCATTCGGGTGGCCGGATCATTCAAACGTCGGGTTATTCCACGTCGACGGGGATCGGTACGCTCGGGCAGGTGTCGTTTTACACAACGGATTTCGTGACGTGGAATACGGGCGGGATTCTACTGACCGCGGCGTCGGGTGTGAGCGGCGGCGAGTCCTGCTGGGTGGAAGTTGCCGGCGGCGTCATCCTCGCGTGGGCGCGCACGCAAACATCGAACGCCATGAAGTATTACACGTCGAACGACGCGGCTAATACGTGGGTGCTCCAGGCGACGCCTGGGAATGCTCCTCAGAATCCGGTGTGCAGCATTGACATGGTTGTCGGCGACAAGCGACCGGGACGCGCGGTCAACAAGGATTGGCTGATCCAGTCGTTTCCGAACCATGCATCAAGCCGGCAAGATGGCTGTATTACGATGTCACCGGATGGGGGCGCCAACTGGTGCGGGGTCGCGGCGCCGACGCAAAACGTCGCGGGCGGCACGCGCTACAGCTCGGGCGGGTTCGGATACTCCGCGCTGTCGATTCTGGCGGATGGTACGGTCGCGCTCTATTTCGAGCACGGCGACGCCAACGGTAGCCTGAATTCATTTACGCTCGCATTCCTTGATCGGTCCTGGCTTGGTGGTCCGTTCCCCTACATGCAGGATGATTTGAATGCGGGATTCATGAATCCACAGGGGATGATGTAACGTGCTGCAATGGTTCAAGCTCGGGCAAACATCGATCATTATTCGGTGTGTGATCCGGAATAAAACCCTGACCACGGGTGACGGCTTGACGGGCCTCACGAACAGTTCGGCGGGCCTTCGCATTGCGGCGATTGCCGACAATGAAGCGGTAACAACGGCGTATACACAGGCGGGGGCTACCATTCAAACCGTGGGAACCCTTGGCACATTTCTGGCGCCGGCGGCGAACAATTGCCGTTTCGCGGAGGTCGACGCGGTCAATCATCCGGGGCTCTACGAAATTCAGTTGGACAATACGCGCTATGCGGTCGCGAATTCGCGGTCTCTCACGGTATCGGTGAGCGGTGCGACGAACGCGGCGCAGGTGAATTTTACGATTCCCTTGACGCAAATGGATCCCTACACCGCGACGGTGACGGTCGGCGCGACGGGTCTGGACGGGATCACAACCGAGGGTAACAACCTGCGGCAGACCATTTGCCTCATGGCCGATGCGCTGTTCGGCGTCGTCAGCGGCGCCGCGGGCACAACGGTCACGATCAAGGATCCGACGGGCGCGAGTACGCGCATCACCGCGACGGTTGACTCCAGCGGCAATCGATCGGCTCTCACGTTGGCACCTCCACCATAAGGCGGGCGATGTTTCCGCATACCTTTTTCGCGGCACACTATTACGGGCCTCATTACTTCGCGCCAGCGGTGGGCGGCGGTGGTGGCGGTGGTCCAGCGAGTTATAGCGGGATGATTCCGATTCATGGGGATCCGATTGGCGGGATTAGTAGTGGTGATGCGACGGTCACCGTCTTTCATGGGTCCGGTCTCGGCGGCATGGGGTAAACGCTATGTCGGGATTCATGGAACAGTTGATCCGGGTACGCAAGGGCAAGCGTACGGAGACGCTGGTTGCGTGCTCCTCGGGTGGTGTGCTCTTGTGTCCGGATAACGTCAATCGGGAAAGCGTGACGTTCCAGAATCAGGCGGCGGGCGTGATTCTGCTTACTGCCTTGGCTGGCAAGGGCGGCAGTGCGGGTTATTCCCTCGCGTCGGGCGCGTCGTTTACCGACAACGCCTCCGATCAAGCCTGGTACGGGACGGGTACGGGCAACGTGTGGGTGATTGACACGGCGTAAGGTGCTCTCATGGCGGACGTGCTACAAAGTGCAATGGCCTGGCTCGCGGGCGAGTTCAAGGCCTACGCATCGCAAACCGTCGGCTATTCGCGCGGCACCGATACGGTGTATCTACTCGCCTCGCTCGGGTCGAAGCTGCTCAAGCTCGATGACGGTGAAGGGGGATTTCGCATTGAATGGACGGACATGGATTTTTTGATTCCGGTCGCCGATTTTCAGTTTGCCTCGAATCCCGGAGTGACCATTGTTCCGCAACGCGGTGATTTGGTGATCATGACGCTCACCACGGGTGCCGACGAAATTCAAGAATTTGAAGTGAGGCCCTACGGCGCCGACCCGTCATGGCGCTGGTGCGAGCCGTATCAGAACATGATTCGGGTGCACACGAAATTCATGCGCTCGCGGCCGGCGCCCTCGCCACTCGAGAGGGCCGCGCGGTGAGCGCTCGCATCCTGGCGATCGCCGATGCACTGGTTACCGACCTCAATGGGATGACCTGGGTTGTACCGTTTACCAGTTATCGCACCTATGTGCCTATCAATGATATTAAGGACCTGGGTGCCAATCTCGACGTGCCGATCGTGCCCTCGAGTTACGCGAACACCGTTTTAACGCGGTCGGCCAGGGCGCAGGAGGATCACACCATTGACGTCGGAATCCAGCAACGGCTCGCCGAGAGCGTTGTCACGATCGCGGACATTACCGCGGCGTGCGATCCCCTTACACAACTGGTGCAAGACATTGGCGACCGCTACCGCGGCGGCCCGGCTCCGGGCGACCCGCTAGCGACCTGCATAAGCTCGACGGTGACGTTGCTTTTCATTCCCAAGATCCTCGACGAGCAAAAGGTTTTCCGGTCGATTCTGTCGCTCGTCTTTCGCCGAGGTTTCTAGCATGGCGATTACCCTGAAAGCCTCGACGGCCAATTTTTTCGACAAGGAAATCGTGATTGAGGCGGTCGGCGCCGCGACGGCGAAGGTGCTTAGCAAGTTTGGCTCGCTCGTGCGCAAGAGGGCGCAAAAATCGCTGCATGTCAACAAGAACAGCGCGCCGGCCGGCTCGCCGCCCTTCATTCATACGACCCGCAAGAAAACGCGCGTGAGCCAGCGCACCGGCCAGGTGCGCACGCGGTCGATTTCGCTGCTCCGCGAATACATCTGGTTTTCGTATGACAAACAGACGAATAGCGTGGTGATCGGGCCGGTGCGGCTTGATTCGACGGTGACTCCTGACGCTCTGCCGGCCCTCGAGTATGGCGGCTCGTCGACCGCGATCGGCCGCAAGGCCGGCACCTTCCGGCGCATTCCGGTCACGATCAAGCCACACCCATTCATGGCGCCGGCATTCGAGGCGGAGCAACCAGGGCTCGCGGAGCTCTGGGCCGGTTCGGTTTCCAGGTGAAAAGGAGGTCAAGCGATGCCGGGGATTGTGCTCGGTTTCAACATGAAATTGTACGCAAACTCGGCCGCGGGCTACCTCACGCCGTCGTGGCTCGAGCTCAAGAATGTCGAGGACAACACGCTCTCGCTCGACAAGGACAAGGCCAACGTCACCACGCGCGGCAATAACGGCTGGGTTGCCGAGGTCGGCACGCTCAAAACCGGCGCGCTCAGTTTCAAGATGATTTGGGACACCTCCGATCCGGGCATGATCCTGTTGCAAAACGCATTTCTGAACAATACCGCGGTGGAGCTGCAATGTCTCGACGGGGCCAATGTGCCACCGGGGAATGGGTCGCAGGGTCTTACCGGGTTTCATTCGGTGACCAAATTTGAACGGGATGAACCGTTGACGGAAGCGGCAACGGTGTCCGTTGAAACGTCTCTCACGTACTATCCGAGCTTCCCGCCGGTGTGGACTACGATTTAATGCAGGCATTCCGCGACAATGCCGGCCGACAATGGGTTGTGCAAATCAACGTAACGGCGGTCAAGCGCTGTCGGGCGCTGCTCAAATCCGACGAGCGGCCCGCCGGCGTCGACCTCTACGGCCTGGTCGGCGACGGTTTCGAGGGCCTCGGCAAATTGCTGGCCGACCCGGTGACGCTCGTTGACGTGCTCTACATACTCTCCGATGCGGCCGCGGCGGGCGTCTCCGATGAGGATTTCGGGCGCGCCATGGGCGGCGACGTGATTCGGCACGCGGCCGACGCATTCCTCGCGGAGCTCGTCGATTTTTTCCCGCAAGCGCAGCGCGAAGCGCTCAAGAAGGTGCTCGAGGCGGCGCGCGCGACGGAGACGGCGCTAGCGGCGCACCTGGCGGAAGTCGCCGCGGGCATCGACCCGGCGGCGATCGCGGCGGGAGTGATCGCCGAGACGAGACGCAAGGCGAGCGCATCGAACGGCTCGTCTGGGAATGCGCCGGCATCCTCGGCGTCGACCCCGGACCTTTTACGCTCCGCGAGCTAGCGGTCATGTCGGCGGCCCGGTGCGCGGTCGCGTGGAATCAGACGAGCGCGGTCATGGCGCTCATTGCCAATTGCCACCGCGATCCCAAGAAAAAACGCGAGCCCTACGAGCCGGGTGATTTCAACCCGTACACGCCGAGGCGAGCCAAAACCGAAAACGTCGGCGAGGTGTCGTCGATGGCCGAGCTTAAGGGCCTTTTGATGGGCACCGCGGCCAACCTCGAGGAATCGAAGCGACAGGCGGCCGAGGCGGCCAGAGCGGGCACCGTAGGCTCTCCGGGGCCGACCCGCGGGAGTTAAAAGATGGCGGCACAATCGGCGCAGGGGATCCGGGCCGGTCGCGCTTATGTCGAGCTCGGCACCGATAACAAGGGCGTCGACACGGGGCTCGATGATGCCGCTAAAAAGGTCAAGGAATTCGGCGAGGGCGTCGCGAAGGTCGGCGCGGCGATCGCCGCGGCCGGTGCGCTGGTGACGCTGCCGTTCGATAAGGCCGGCGAGCAATTCGCGGAGATGGGCGAGCGCATGGTCAACATGGCGGCCCGCACGGGCGTTAGCGTCGAGGCCCTATCGGCGCTCGGCTATGCGGCCGACCAAACGGGCACCGATTTGATAGCCGTCGAGGATGGCATCAAGCACATGCAGCGTGAAATGGTCGCCGCGGCACAGGGGAATCAGGAAGCGCTCGTCTCGTTCAATCAACTCGGTTTGAGCGTGCAAGCGCTCGGCCGTCTCAAGCCGGATCAACAATTGGGTGCCGTTGCTAACGCCATTGCGCGGATCCCCAATCCGACACTGCAGGCGGCGACGGCCATCAAGCTACTCGGCCGCAACTCGACACAACTGATTCCGCTTATCGAAAACTTTGGAGCGCTCACAAAAGAAGCCGAGGAATTCGGATTGATTACGAGCACGGAGTCGGCCGAGGCCGGCCAAAAGCTCGGCCAGTCGATGAAATTGCTGACCGCGGTGGTGCGCGACCTGAGCGAGGCGGTCGGCGAGGCGCTCGCTCCGATGTTCGAGGAATTCTCGATGTCGGCGTCGCGCGTGATCAATCGCGTGCGCGCGTGGGTCGCCGCCAACAAGCCGTTAATCAACCAGGTTTACAACGTCGCGTTCGCGGTCGCCGCCGGCGGCGCGGCAATCGCGGCTTTCGGGGCGGCGGTCGCCGCGGCCGGTGTGATCCTGGGCGGCATCATAGCGACCGTTGGCGCGCTGGTGACGGCATTCTCGGCGGTCGGTGCGGTCTTCACAACAGCATTACCGATCGCGTCAGCGCTTGCGGCAATTACGTCGCCTCTGGGGTTTTTCATTGCGATGCTTACTGCGGCGGTCGCGCTCGGGGGTGTCTTCCTTTACAAATTCACGAACGTATTTCAAACGGTCGGTGCGGTTGCGTCTTCCGTTTTCGGGGAATTGCAATCGACGGTTATGCAAGCATTCAAGGGCATGTCGGACGCATTCAAGGCCGGCGACCTCATGCTCGCCGCGCAAATCCTCTGGGCCGGTCTCAAGGTGATCTGGCTGCAGGGCACAAATTACATTCAGGGGATTTGGTCGGATTGGGGCCTCACGCTCCGGCAAGCATTCGCCGACGTCTCAACAGCCATTGCCTCGCTCGCGCTCAATTTCTGGGCGCGGCTACGAATCGGCATGTTGACGTTGTCCGCAAACGTGATTCAGGGCTGGTCGGATCTCTGGGAAACGGTCAAGGGCGTCTCGACGATCGCGATTAACGCCATTCTCGCGGTGTGGGATCGGCTCGTCGCCGGCGTGCAAGCCAAGCTCCTCGAGTTCAAGGCGGCCGTCGGTTTGATTTCCGAAACTGAGGCGGCCGCCAAGGCGAAATTACTGCGCGAGGGCGCCGAGGCCGGCATCGGCGCGCGCACCTCGGCATTCGCCGAAACCGGCCGCGAGGAAGAAACCAGGCGCGAGCGCCTCGCCTCAGTGACGGGCGGTCTGATTGCCGGCATCGAAAACGAGCGGGTCGAGCAACAAAAGGCGCTCGCCGGCGGCGCCGAGGCCGAGGCCGAGGCGCGACGCCAGGCGGCCGCGGCGGCCGCCAAGCAAGCGGGCGACAACCTGGCCGCGGCCAAGGGCGAATTCGCGGCCTTGCAAAAACCGGCGGCCGACGCGGCCGCCGGTGTTAGCGAAAAGGTCGCCACCAAGGCCAAGGGCGCGGCCGAGCTCGGCCCGCAAGCGCTCGCGCAAGGGCTCGGCGCGGCCGAAAGCAAAATTGACGTCAAGGGCTCCTTTGGCGCATTCGCCGCGCGCGGCCTGGGCATCGGTGACACGCTCTCCGATACGGTGAAGGAACAAAAGAAAACCAACGAGCAACTCCAGCAATTGAATCAAAAAGCATCACAGGGGGCGCTCGTGTTCGGAAGCTGATTCATGGCGGTCGTCGTTAGCGAAAACTATCAGAGTCGGCCGTTTGAGATCGGGCCGCAAATGCGGCGCGAGCTCGTTTACGATTGCCAGTGCTTGCCGTCGGACGATGAGGAAGCGGTGAGACTCGCCATCGAGGCTCGCGCGCCGGTCGTTTACCTCGGCCTGGTGATCGATAACATCGTGGCTGATCCTGTTACTGACGTGCTTTGGAAAGGGCGCGTTCGATACAAGCGCTTGCAAGCCGAGCCGGAGTACACGTTCGACTCGAGCGGCGGCACGCAAAAAATTACACAATCGATCGCCACGGTTTCCTATGGCCTCGGCGGCGGCGGAGCTCCCAATTTCAATGGCGCTATCGGCGTGAGCGAGGACAAGGTCGAGGGCGCCGATATTACGGTGCCCAATTTCCAGTTTTCCGAGACTCATTTTTTCTCCGATAGTTCGATGGTCGCCGGTTACAAGCATGTCATTTACGCATTAACGGGCACGATCAACAATGCGCCTTTCAAGGGCCTCGACACGGGCGAGTGTCTATTCATGGGTGCCTCCGGCACGCGCCGGCCCGGCGACCTGCAATGGGCCGTGACATTTCGGTTTGCCGGCTCGATGAATCAGCCGAGCTTGACGGTCGGCCCAATCGGCGGCATTACCAAAGGGGGATGGGATTACATGTGGGTGCGCTACGGCGATTTCGCCGATGCGACGAATTACGCTCTTGTGAAACGGCCGATCGCCGTCTATGTCGAGACGGTTTATTATTCGAGCGATTTCTCGACTCTGCTGATCGGTATCTAAATGGCCGACCCATTCCGGCGAGCTCGACCCGGGGAAAGCGTTGTCTTTTCGTCGCTCGCCGAGAATGCCAAGCTCGACGTTGCCGAGTGGTTCCAGCGTCACAAGCGCGACCTCGGCGTCGACAAGCTGGCAATCGAGCGCTCCGGCGATATCGTGCGGGTGCAAAACAACACCGGCATGAATCTCGCCGAGCGGTCGGTCGTCGGTCTCCAGGCACCTCTTTTCACACCGTCGCAAAGCCTCGATGCATTCCTCCGCGAGGTTACTTTTTCCGGCGTCATTCCGACCGGCACGCACGCGGGCGCCTTCGGCATCCTGCTCGAGCCGGTGCCGGCCGGCCAGGTTGCACGCGCGTTTGTCGCCGGCGTTTGTCAGGTGCGGGTCGCGGTTACGGATCCGACCATTACGTGCGCCGATGTCGCCGCCGGCCAGGTCGGCAATCTCATTAGCAATGCGCAGGGCGCGGCGCAAATCCTCTGGAAAGAGTCCGACGCGGCCGGCTACGGCTACACGGTCGGGACGCAATGGGCGATCGTGCGCTTTGCCTCGACGTGCGCCGGCGGCGGCGGTCTCACCCGGTGCGATTGTCCCGACGCGTCCTATGAGGTGGCCGTCAATTGCGGCGACTGCTCGGTCATGCCGCGCAAGTGGTGGCTCACGCTCTCGCCGGGGCCTTACGGCACCTATGGTTATTGCTACAGCGCATCCTATACGTCGCTCTGCACGTGGGGGGAACAAACCTACGCGCTCAACTACATCGATGACCCGTATTATTCCGACGGTTGCACCTGGAAGGGGCACGGCAAGCATTGCCTCGACGTCGAGCTCGACCTGGCCGGCGATTTCTGGCAAATCACGCTCATGGATAGACAGGGGTGCGTGCTGGTGATTCTGCAAACACCAGTGCAGGGATTTAACTGCTGTGGAGTGAATGCGACCTGGACAGTGGTTGGTGGCCAGTGTGAATACACGGCAACGCTCATCCCGGATCCCTGCACCTGTTGCCGGCCTCCGGGCCTGCCGTGTCCGCCAACCGGGCAACGGACCTGTCCCGAGGTCTGTTGCGATAACGTCTGTAGTCTCTTGATGCGCTGGAACGCGAGCTGTCCGGAGGTGATTTGCCCGCCGCCGCCGCGCGATTTCGACGGCACACCGTTGCCGACCGATTGCGTGCCGCAACCGGATTGTAGCTCGGCCGGCGAGCTCACGCTCGTTTGGCAAGGCGATTGCACCTGGTGCGGGCACGAACACGGCGTAGCGGGTGGCGTGCCCTATGATCGTCAAGGATGCTGGACGGCCTCTGGCGGCGGCGGCACGCTCGAGTGGTCCGTCTTGCTTGCCGACGGCCGAACGTGTTCTTATTCGTGCACGGCCGACTCGTGGGATTGCCACAATTCGCCGGTTTTGAAGTGCAATCATTGCCTGAGTGGCTTTGACGGTGTGACGGCCAGTATCGATCCAATCCCCTACGGGACCTAAACAGTGAGCGCGTGCACGTGCGACGGTCCTGGTTGGTGCGCGGCTCGCAAGCTGCGCGTTTCCGAGCTCGGGCATCGCGTATGCTCGCTGGGCACGGCCGACGATGCGGCGGCCTACTTCGCCGCGGCGAGCTCGCCGGAGCGGCACTATCGCCGCGGTGCGGCCGAGGCGGCGCAGGTTGGCGCCGACATGCGGCCCAAACCGCGCACGCGGCCGGCCTGCCGATGGCTCGGCTCGCTACTCGTGCATGCCACCGGCCTGCCGGTCTTGCGCGAGTGTCGCACATGCTCCGGCAATGTGCGCATGAAAGTCTCAGCCTGTCATCATCCCGACCATAGCTTGCATCCGACCACAACGGCGACCGAATGCAACCAGTGCAAGGACTACATCGCAATGGATAATCCCCCGGCGGTCGCGGGCGGAGCTCCGGGCCTCCGGCCCTTGCCGAGCTCGATGGTGGCGCCGTGGCAAAAGCGCGCCGGCGTGTGGCGCGGCGGCATTCTCCAGATACACGTTACCCGGGCGTGCGACCTGGCCTGTTTCCATTGCTCGCAAGGGAGCAACCTGGGCGGCAAGCCGGTCGTCATGTCGCCGGATCAATTCGACGCGGCGTGCGCCTCACTCGAGGGCTATTTCGGTGTCGTCGGCGTCTTCGGCGGCAATCCCGCGATGTCGCCTCACTTCGCCGAGTATTGCCGAATTCTGCGCGAGCGCTTCCCCTACGAGCAACGCGGCCTTTGGTGCAATCATCCCCGCGGCAAGGGCGCCGTATGCCGGATCACGTTCAACCCGGGCGTCTCCAACCTCAACGTGCACCTCTCGGCCGAGGCGCGGGCCGAATTCGTGCGCGACTGGCCGGAATGCGCGCGCATGCTCAAGGGCGAGGCGACCGATTCGGTGCATGGCTCGCCGTGGGTCGCCATGCGCGACGTGATCGCCGATGAGGAAAAACGATGGGGCCTGATTGCGCAATGCGATATCAATCGGCACTGGTCGGCGATGGTGTGCGTTGTGCGCGGCGAGCTCCGCGCGTTCTTTTGCGAGATCGCCGGCGCCATGGCCATGCTGCATCAGGATAATCCCGACTGGTGCGGCACCGGGGCGCCTATGCCTGACGTCGGCCTCGAGGCGGTGCCGGGCTGGTGGAAGCGCGGAATGGATGCATTCGACGGCCAGGTGCGAACCTGCTGTCATGCGTGCGGGATTCCGATGCGCCGGCCCGGGCAACTGGCAATCGGCGGCGAGCTCGAGGAATTCTCGAGCACACACCGGTACATTGCGCGTTCCAGGGTCAAGGGTCGGCCGGTCGAGGTGGTCGAGCTGCAGGTGCCGGCTCTCCGGGTCGACCGGCCGGCGACCGAATATTTACCAGGTACGACGCCGAGGGTTTGAGCATGCGCACGGTGTGCGGGTGTGTCGTCGAGATCGATGCGCCCTCCGGGGTGCAACGGTCGGCCTCGCAATGCGCGGCGCATGCCAGCCTCCGGCACCAACCTGCAGCCCTCGGCGAGCAGTATTACAACGAGCTCGGGTTGCTCGATCGCGGCCGGCTCAAATCCACGGCGCACCTGGCCGAGCTCGTCGAGGCCCTCGGCGAGCTTCCCTACGGCGCCGGCCGGCATGCGCTCGAGATTGGGTGCGGGGTGTCGCCTTACTGCGCGGCGCTCAACGTCGCCGGCTGGGTTTACACCGGCATCGATCCATCGGCATTCGCAATCGACTGGATGCGGCGAGTGATGCGCGTGCAAGCCGAGCGCATGGCGGTCGAGGACTGGTGGCGGGATCCGACGGCCAATGGTCTCCGGGCCGATTATGACCTCATCCTCGGCGCGCATGTCCTCGAGCACCTGGCCGACGCTCCGGCGGCATTGCTCGAGATTGGTCGGCGGGTCGCACCCGGCGGCGAGCTTTGGCTTGTGGTGCCGGACAATTCCGACCTCTGCAATCCCGATCACCTTTGGTTTTTCACCGAGGCGACCTTGCGAGCGCTTTTGATCCGGGCCGGCCTCGAGGTCGT